TTTCGCATAATGTCCTTACAGATTATGTTACAATTCGAAGTGCGGTACAATTTTTAACCGCACGAGAATTTACACATAATCTGCTATTATGCGAAAGTAGTTATCAAAACGTGATTTCTACTACATTTGAAGCAATATAACATTGCAAATTAAACTTGTCATTTATAAGTATGGCTGATATTACACTCAAACATATGACACCACGCCATTTCTATGAAACGGTAAAATTGTTAAAAACAACTGATTGTCGTATTTACACTACGCTGAATACATTGGAAATCAGGTTGCCTTACAGTGATTTTGAGAGCAGAGAAGAAACACATAAAAGATTTGAGCAACTTGAGCACGTCCAAGCGTTCTTGATGGAGCTTGTTAATAATAGTGTTCCTATTGATTGGGATGAGTTCTTAGAAATGTATCGTTACTTTCCAAGAAAGCAATTTTACAAGAGAAAATAGCTGACATAATCGTCAGCTATCTTGTTTTTCTCGGTGCTCAAAAAACGCTCGGAGGAGTTCGGGAGTTCTGTAACACCCGAACTTTGGTACGATATTCCGTACTAAAATCAGAATTTTTAGTATACAAGCGAATCTATTTGCTTTCCACTTGAGAAATCATATCGTGCTTTGCTTCCGTTAAATAGTTGTTAATCATAAAGTTTACAACATCAGTCCATTTAGTAACTTTTCCTGTTTTTGCTGTGATTTCAACAGCTACTCTTTCTATCTTCATATGTGTTTCTGCTGGGACACCTAAGTTCTTACGTTTGTTCATATTCTCACACTTTCATAATTTAACAAATTATTACAATAATACTGTAATAATAGCTCACAAATATGATTTTTATTTTGTGATGAAATTCACTTGCTCACAAATGTTTTTTGATGTAATTTATAAATCACTTGTGAAACTGTGAGCATTTTATGGATTACTTTATCGACTGGTTGGAAATAGAGCAGGATTTCGGTTTTGAAATTCCTAGAGAAGTTATTAGCTCTATTTTTGATTTTGGGATGATAGGTGTTCATTTAGAGACAGGAGAAATGCAAACGGGTATTAGAACTGGTAACTATCGTCATAAAGGTAGTTTTTGTGATGAAGTAGCTATTAAAATTTCAGGCTCAGTAATTAGGATGTCTGGAAATCCAAGCAGATGGGGTAGATTAGAAAATCTCATTGGATTTGATGAAGTGGATAGTTGCGTAGCCTGTTTTAATTCAATTCTTTTTTCTCTTAAATTGCCTCAGTTTACTCGTTGTACTGAAATATTTCATCGGCAAGGTAAAGATGGTTCTAAAGTTCAGACTTTTTCAAATGGTGCGGTAATTAAACGTTTAGATATAACAACAAATAAATCGGTGGGTAAGGGTAATGAGCGTAAGTTTTTATTAGCATTATCTCAAATGCGTTATCGTAATTCGATTGGAAGATTACATACTAATGGATGTACAGTTGATTGGTTGAGTGCTAAGGGTAATGCAAATTTAATTTATCCAAGTTGTTATATAAAACACGAAGAATTTAAGGTGCATTCATATGAAAAAATTAAAAAACGATTTGGAGAAAGTTCCGATGAATTTAAATATTATAAAAGTGTTTTTGATTTTTGTGAAGAAAGTGGAGTTGTTAGATTTGAACAGAAATTAAAATCAAGATATTTGCAGCGTGAAAATTTGTGTTATTGGGGTTTAAGTGATTTTACAAAATTAGAAGCTTTAAATGTTGAGTTTATTGATATGTATAAAAAATTAAGTGTAAGTAATTATGATTTAGAAACAATAGCTGAACAGTTAGTTCGTAAAGGTGTTGTTGATTCTTTAAGACAAGCATCAACATCGGCTTACTATGCTATGTTATGGTTAGCAGGGAAAGATTTGGGCTTAAAAAGTAGTCAATTCAAAGTGCATAGAGCTAGATTAAGAAATATTGGGATTGATATTGCTAACCCTTGCGATAATGAAAGATTTCAGGCTGTAAGAGTAATTAACGTTGAAGAAATTTTTGTTAAACCATTCAAAGCCCCTGATTTTTATCGTTTTCCAAGTAATGTTCCTGTGAATTTAAGATTGGTTGCATAGTTATTATTATGAATAAATTAGATTACATTATTAAAGTTGAATATGAGCGTTATAAAAAAAGAGATAAAGAACTCTTTGAAGTAGACAAGAATGATAGAAAAAAAACAGAACTATTACTAGCTTTAACGAATGAAAGTGATCGTTTTTTAAGATATCTTTTCATTCTTAAAACTGAAGATGATATTGATTTATGTGATAACAAAATATCTTTTTGGTCTTTTTATAAAGACTTTTTAGATGATTTAGAAAATAAATTTAAGTGCTTAAACAATTAGGAGAAAGTTATGCGTACAGGTTTTTATATTGTAGGTGTTTTAAAAGGTTATAAAAATGTTCCTTTTACTAACCGAGACACAGGCGAAACAAAAGAACGTCATAATATGGGTATTCAGTTACAAGAGCCTGATGGATACGGTGGTTACAATACATCGACACAAGAAATCAAAATTGATGACCGTTCAGTCAATGACGCTTTAAAAAACACCATTCAACGCTTAAAAGATAAGCAGGTTATGATCCTTGTTTATCCAAGAGAATGGGCTATGGAAAATGGTCGTAAGGGGATTACTTATAATTTTGATGAAAATTCTGTTATTGAAGAGATCAAATAATGTTGGATTTTATTTAAATGGTGTGGGCTAATTTTATCGGCTGTAGCCTAGCACTTTTAATATTTTATTTAATGGTATTTCATTAAATGGCTAATGAAGTTGATATTACAGCTAGATTTTGTCATCCGTATATGAATTACGGTAGCGTAGATGGTTGTGATGAAATTGTTTTGAAAATTCCACAGACTGAAGTTGTAAAACTTCAATCTGTGGAAGTTCAAAGTAAACCAGAGCTAGGAACTTTTAGTATGGGTTTGTTTAGCTATGGTTTGGGTCTTGTCCTAGTCTTTTATGTCTTGGCATATGGTTTAGGACAAATGATAAAAATGGTTCGATAGAACCGAGTTTATTTTAGGTGTTTATTATGAAAATGAAAAATGCTTTATCAGATATGTATTTAAAAACAGGTGTTTTTGCTACATTGGCTGTTTCATCTACTGCATTTGCAAGTGAAGCTCAGACAAATTATCTCGATACTTTGATTGAGAAAGTTAATGTTGGTCCAATTATTACAGGTATTGTAGCTGTTGCAGGTACGATTATGGGCGTTGCCGTTGTTGTAATGGGTATCAAAAAAGTAGCTCGAATGTTGAACGCATTCTAGTTAATGCAAGGGGGCTTAGCCCCCTTTTTTGATCGGAGATTTCAAGATGTGGGAATTGATGAGTTTTTTTACGGGGGTTTTATGTGGTTGGGCTGTCGTACAGGGGTTAAAAGGGTAGGTCTTGTTCTAAGTGTATTTTTCTTAGTTTGTAGTAATGCTTCTTATGCTGAACATCCTTTTACAACTGAAAATAAAATGAAAATTATTGCACGAGATTTGTTACAAGGATCTTACAACCGAGTAAATAATTTGCCAGCGGTAGTTGATGATGTTCAGATGGCTAGACGGGCTAATGTCATTCGAAATATAGCAAAAAAAGCGACTAATTTATCTTTAACTATTGGTAAAAAAACACCGCTTACTGGATTGGCTGTTGCTTTAGGCGTTGGCTCTATTGCTGATATGGTTATAGATGAAGGATTTCAACGATTTACAGGAGCTAAACAAGATGAAAAGGGATTTTACGTGGAAGTTACAGATCCTAATACCTATAAAAGTAGAAAAGTATATTTAGAAGAAGAGCCGAGTTACTACAACCCTGCTTATGTAATGAGAAGTGAACCTGTAGATGTTGCTGTATGGAAGAGTAAATTTACTGAATGTGATAATGAAGATGTAAATGAAGCTTTGAATTGTTCAATGAATGCAGGATTAAGAACAGAAGTTGATGAATTTGTAAACAATAGTTTTTTATCAGTTACTGTAAGAGATTCTAAAATAAAATCTTATTCTTCAATATTAGATAAAGATAATGAAAAATTATTTAATGTTGTATATGAAATTCGTTCTTGCTTAACTGTTGATACTAATCAATGTGATACTAACTTAAGCTATTTAGATATTAGGTTAGAAAAAGAAAATAAAACAGTAGATAAATGGAAGAAATATCCGTTATTTTCAAAAGATTATTTCTCTAAAAGTATTTCTAATTCAAAAAACAGTCCTTTGGTAACAGAAGAAGACGATTTGATAGAGTTATTTAAAAATGCTTTGTCATTACAAGGTAATAATTTTAATGATGAAGAAAGAAATATTATTTACAACATTTATCCATCAGATTTATATAAAACATATTCTGATCCATCATTGAATTATGAGGATTTAAAAGACTTTACTTACAGTGAAGATATGTTTGATCGTAAGGGTAAAAATTCATCAGGCTCATCAAGTAGCAATGTGGTTAATAATCAAACAAGCAATGATAAAAAGGAAGAAATTTACGGAGAGCCTAATTATCCTGAGCTTAATATGCCAACAGCTAGGGAAATATTAGATCCATTTAATAAATTTTTCCCTACTTTGAAAAATTTCAAGTTAAAAACTCAATCGGCAACGTGTCCAAC